CAAAATAGATTTACACAACACTGCACGAGGGATGCAATAGAGACTATATAGTTATGTGTTGTATTGATTTGTGTTCCCTACAGGTATACCTTTAACCCTGGAAACTTAGTGATAAGTATATCATACTTTTTAAAAACTCACAATAGTTTTTTTAACTTTTTTATAAACACAATATAGTGTATAATACAATAATGAAAAAACAACCAAAGCATTTATTATATGCCCACTTAGATGATGCAGGTCTTAGAGACTTAATTAAAGAAGTATCAGCTACCAGAAAAAAGGTAAACGCAGGTAGAGACTTAATTGAGATGAGACGTGAGTACATGAGAAGAGTTGAAGAAAGGAGACTTAAAATGGCAGAGAAGAAAAGTAAGAAGTTACCTGAAGGACAAAAGGTACAGATGCTAGAGAATGCACAACAGAAGTATCAGAACTTTGCAAAGAACACATTACCTAGTGGACTATCAGCTATGCAAGAGAAGTTCTGTTTAGAATACACAGCTACAGGTGACGTATTAAGTGCGTATCGTTCAGCAGGTTATAAAGATTTAAACAATGATGCAAAGACTCGTGCTGAAGCTAAACGATTATTAAAGAATGATAAAGTAGAAGAAAGATGTAATCAAATAAGACTAGACGCAATGAAAGACGTAAGTGTTAATATTAATGAAGTTGTAAAGAAGTTTATGGATGTGTACAATCGTGGTCTTGCAGATAATGACCTAACCAATGCTAATAGAGCCATGGAGTTTATAGGTAAACATCTAGGTATGTTAATTGAACGTCAAGAAATTAAACAGGACATTACAACTAAATCACCTGAAGAATTAGAACGTGAGATAAAGCATTATGAAAATGTTGTCAAACTTGAAAAGATTAATAAGAAATAGTATAAAAGCTATTTATTATTTCTTTTTATTTTTTTTCGTGTTATGGATATTATATATAATGGTTATGGCAGGATGGAATACATTTTGTAAAGGATGTCCAGTTAAATGGTACACAGCAAATGTTGAACCTATACTTCCTAGACCTGAACCTAAACCTGAACCACCAGTAATCATAGAAGAGGAAGAAGAAGAAGATGAAGACTGGGATGATGATGACGAGGAAACAGATTGGCGATAAAAATAATTAGGGGAAATACATATTGGTTTTTACCTTTAGATTTTGAACGAAGAGTAAGACCAAAAGAATATAAAACACCAGTGATACATTATGGACCTAATACAAAAGCCAAGTGATAACTTAATTAAACTAAGAGAGTTATACTTTCAAAAAGCAGTTTTACAATCTAAAGATAGCTTTCTACATTTCATAGCTATGTTTGCACCTACTCTTGTACCTGATTGGATAATGGGTAGACATATACATCTTATAGCTGATAGACTACAAAAAGTTGAAAGTGGAGAAATAAAAAGACTTATGGTGTTTCTTCCCCCACGTTCTTCCAAGTCAGTGATATGTTCCAAGTTATTTCCTGCGTGGTACGTAGGTAGACATCCACAACATGAGATATTAACTGTATCACACTCAGACCAACTAGCTTCAGACTTTGGTAGAAGTGTAAGAGACTTAGTTAACTTTGATTTATTTAATACAGTATTTCCAGATGTAACATTACGTAGTGATGTACGAGCTGCAGGTAAATGGAAAACAAATCAAGGTGGAACTTATTATGCAGCAGGTGTTCGTAGTCAGATTGCAGGTCGTGGTGCCCATGTGGCAATACTAGATGACGTAATGTCTGAAGAGGACTCCTTTAGTGAAACAGGTAGACGATATGTAAAGGAATGGTACCCTTCAGGTTTACGTACACGTATTATGCCTAATGGTTCAATTGTCATTATTAATACACGTTATCATGAAGACGATTTATGTGGTTGGTTACTAAGACAAGAATCACAAATAGAATTAGAAAATAAATGGGAAGTAATAAAGATACCTGCATGGGTAGACGAACCTTCAAGTAAAATGCTGAACCTTCCAGTAGGCTCAAGTTATTTTCCTGAGTGGAAGCCAAGTGAAATACTCAAGAATGATGAAGAAGAGATAAAGGCAAGTAATGGCTCACGATATTGGGAGTCTCTCTACATGCAGAATCCTGTGCCAGATACAGGTGGTATTATTAAAAAGAAATGGTTACAGTGGTGGGATTATGATGAGCCACCTGCATGTGACTATATAATACAAACATATGATACTGCATTCTCTACAAAGACTACAGCAGACTTTAGTGTAATACAAACCTGGGGTATCTTTGAACATATGGAAACTGATTCAACAGGACGAGAGAACTGGGTATCTAATTTAATATTATTAGGAAATGAAAAAGGTAGATTTGACTACCCAGCATTAAGAACTAAAGCACAAGAGTTATATGACTATCATAAACCTGATGTGTGTATTATTGAGAAGAAAGCTAGTGGACAATCATTAATACAAGATTTAAGACGTGCAGGTTTACCTGTACTTGATTATATTCCTGATAGGGATAAGACTGCTAGAGTGTACGCAGCAACTCCTTTAATGGAAGCAGGACGTGTATGGTTGCCTAAAGGTTATGAATGGAGTGACGATTTATATGGTGAAGCAATTACGTTTCCAAATGCACGACATGATGACCAAGTAGACGCAATGACTATGGCAATACATTACATGAAAGAATCCTGGAACTTACTTCATCCTGATGACCCTGATTATGAAGAAGGTTATGAAAGAAAAAAAAGGGTTGCATACTGGAAGTTTTAAGTATATAATAATATAATATTAACTGTGAAAGAAAAATTATGCCAACGGAAAAAAATCCTTTTGATAAGATAAATACACCTACTGAAGAAAATGAAGTAGAAGAAATAGAAACTCAAGAAGTTCTTCCTGATGAAAGTGTAGCAATGATGGAAGATGGTTCAGCAGTAGTTGACCTAATGGGTAGACCTGCCATTATGCCTGAAGAAGGTATGCCAGGTGGACATTATGATAATTTAGTTCCAACTATTGATGATGGACAATTACAAGAGATTGGTGCAGATGTTTATGAAAAGTATCAATCAGATAAAGAGTCAAGACAAGAATGGGAAGAAACTTTTCAAAGAGGTTTTGATTTACTAGGACTAAAACTAAAAGAAACTTCAGAACCATTTGAAGGTGCATGTACTGCAGTTCATCCACTCTTAATAGAGTCAGCAGTGAAGTTTCAATCTAAAGCCTCTCAGGAATTATTTCCTGCAGGTGGACCAGTAATGGCTCAGATAATTGGAACTGAGACTGAACAAAAACAACAACAAGCATCTCGTGTAAAACAGTTTATGAATTATCAGTTAACTGACATGATGCCTGAATACTTTCATGAGTTTGAAAGAATGTTATTTCATTTACCAATTATTGGTTCAGCATTTAAAAAGATTTATTATGATGCATCATTAGACAGACCATGTTCAGAGTTTGTTCCTATTGACCAGTTCTATGTGTCTTATCATGCTTCAGATTTAATGAAGGCAGATAGATATACACATGTTATATTACGTAATCCAAATGACTTAGCAAAAGAAATTGCTGCAGGTGTGTACGAAGATATTGAATTACCTGAAGCACAACCAGTTGAACAAACGTCAATGTCAATGAAAGTTGACGAGATTATGGGTACAGCTATACCTGCTGACTCTGACCCTCAGTACGTTTTATTAGAACAACATTGTTATTTAGATTTAGATGATAGTGGTATTGGTTTACCTTATATTGTAACAGTTGAAGAAAGTTCACAAAAAGTTTTATCTATTAGAAGAAACTATAATGAAGATGACCCAACTAAACAAAAGAAAATGTTCTTTACACATTATAAATTTGTTCCAGGTTTTGGTTTCTATGGTTTAGGTCTAATACATTTCTTAGGTAATCTTACAATGACTGCAACTGCAGCTATGAGAAACTTAGTTGACTCTGGACAGTTTGCAACATTACCTGCAGGTTTTAAAGCTAAAGGTGTTAAAGTTGTAGGTGACAATGAGCCTCTATCTCCTGGTGAGTTTAGAGATGTTGAAGCTACAGGTGTAGATTTAAATAGAGCAATTGTACCTCTACCTTATAAAGAACCTTCATCTACTTTATATCAGATGTTAGGTTTTGTTGCAGGTGCAGGACAGAAGTTTGCTGACAGTACAGAACAAGTAATTAATGATTCAACTAACTATGGTCCAGTTGGAACAACTATGGCATTGTTAGAAGCTTCAAGTAAATTTTTTAGTGCAATACATAAACGATTACATTATTCACAAAAAGAAGAATTTAAAATATTAGCAAGAATAAACTTTGAGTCATTACCTGACTCATATCCTTACGAGGTTCCTGGTGCAAGTCCAACCATATTGAAGATG